GGAATTAACAAATGAAGATTGAAATACCATTCATAACTCAAGACGGTTTTAATTTTTTATGCGCAAAAGAGGGTTTTAGGTCAGCACCATACCTTGATAGTGTGGGGGTTCCAACAATTGGGATAGGGACAACATGCTTACCCAATGGTGAAAGAGTGACAATGAATACCCCTTGCATAACTAAATTAGAAGCTATTCAGTATGCAAATAATTATTTAAAACATTTACAAAAATGGATGCAAAATAATTTAAAATGGCAACCAAACTCTAATCAACTTATAGCGTTATATTCATTTTTATATAATACTGGTGTAGGCAGTAGATTTGATAAGTATGTAAATACTAAAAAAGCTATTATTAGTGGTGATATTTCAAACATTATAATTGGCATGAAATCAATTAGAAATAAAGGGTTGTTAGATTCTCGCAGAAAAGCAGAGTGTGAAATGTTTAATAAAATGGTTTAAATTTGATTAAATATAACTATGTCGTTGATAACACGATATGGTCGTGCTTAGTTGGGATAAACCATGCAACTAAGCACTTGGTAGTCTACGTGACGGGCATTATTATAGCATAGTTAATAATATTAATCAGATTATTTTTTTATCCATCTGGAGAATTTTACTAATATTTTAGTTATTAGCGGAGATAAACTAACAGCCAATCCACTAACAAAAACTTCATTATGAATTAAATTGGTTACTAGTTCTTTCATTGCGTCTAGCAGTAACCAATTAATAAACTCATAAATGGGTTTATTAAATACAGCAACTGCAATAAACCCAATTGCCAAACTAATGTATAAATGAGAATGATTTTTAATATGATTTAACATATTATTCAACAATCCGCACATTAGCGAACGGACAAAGTATTTTATTATCGCTAGTCATGCAACAATAACGCCACATTACAGAGTAATAAGACAATATATAGCAATCTAATAAAAAATAAGCAAAATTAATTAATGTAAAATCATGAATAAATAATTTAGTCATTTCTTCTAAACAATATAAATTAGCTAAAAATAATCCCATGGTAGCTAAAATAAAATACGTGGGTTTTTTAGTTGGCAAAAACGCATAAGCAAAGCCCAAATATACTAGCGAACATAAAGCTATGCTTGTGCCAATCGGATTTTTCATCCAATCTATGCTAGATTCGTTTGACATTGCAAGTAAAATCCCTCTTAACCCCACGTACCAAAACAATAAAGCTAATGTGCTAATTTTTAAATATTTATACATTTTGGTTATCCTTTAAATTAATAGAAAATTGTTTATCTTTATATTTATAAAATATGCTACGAGTTAATAAAATAAATATAGACACTGGTATCGTTATTATACCAGTAAAAAGGGCAATTATGTTAATTGTAGTAAAATGTAATTTATCTAATATATTACTAAAATCCATAGAAACCTCCTAAATCTAAACTGCCGACTAATTAATCGACAGTTAATATTACAAATTACCCACTAAACACAAAGAAGTTAAGAAATACAGTAGGCTGCATATTATTATGTGCAGTACCTGACCCTGTTAATTCAGTGGTTTTTACAAAAACATTTCTTACATCTCCATCTGTATTAAGTAAAACTCTATCGGATGTACTACCTGAACCTATGCCACTGCCTGAATCTCCAATAATATTATGGTTATGCGATGGAAGATTTGCAGTTGTTAATGTTTGGGTTTCTGTACCAACTGAAGCCCCTAGGGTTCTTGCTGTTAATCCAGTTCCAGAACCTGTGATACCAATAGCTCTCCCGTTAATATTACCTAATGTAAAAGTTGTAGCTCCATCGCCAGCACCAAACAATCCAGTTGCAACTAATGAATTAGTATTTACAAAATTCCAAAGCGTTGCATATGTTGCTCTTGATAAAGTACGCCCATTTGTCCACAATAACCAATTACTGTGGTCAGCTGATTGAAGTCCTGTCTTAGTATCGCCAACTGTAAATGTTTCAGTTATTGCACTGGGGACTGCTAAAGCATTAATTAAAAGACTATACGAATTTATACCAACATTCGGCGTTCCAGCAATAGTTTCCATTCTTAAATCAATAATATCTCCAACAGTAAAAGCACCTGTGTATGTAATAGTTATCTCACCATTATTATTACTTCCCCCATTAAGTTCGGCAGAAGCTAAAATTGCTAATGGTGTTCCTCCAGTTGTTTTTACTAACTGCACCCATATTTCACGATTGGTAAGACCAATTACCGTGGTAGTCACAGTATAAGTAATTGTATATATTCCAGATGTTGGAATTGTTACATCAACAGCAGAATTTGTAAAACCCCCATTTTGCAATGTATTACCATTTAAAATTAAACGTTGTGCAGCTGCAGTAACAGTTAGCCAATTTGCTGTGCCTGTAGTTGTAATGGTTTGTATTGCAGTTCCGTTAGTTGCACCTATGTTATAACTTCTAAAATATGTAGCAGAAGTTCCAGAGCCGTTGGGGATAGCCCATGTCCCATCTGCCTTAAGGAACTTCCCAGCTTCCCCATCACCAGCTCCAGGTGCAGGTGTAAGTCCTTTAGTCCCTCCTGAGCCAGTATCCCCTACAAAGTTATTTAAAACAGCTGTTACTTGCGTTGATGTTAAATCAATTGGAGTTGCTGTACTACCAGTATTATTACCTTTAAGTGTATTTGTTGGCATTGTTGATAAATTAGCATTTGTTACAACATTAGTACCAGTTACACTTGAAGCAGTCCCAGTTGTATTTTGGTTTAATGTTGGCACATCGCTTGCTTGAATTGCAGACATTGATATGTTTGTACCATTACCACGTAAATATTGTCCAGTAGTTACTGTACTAGCTAAAGCATTTAATGCTGCTTGACGAGTTTTTGCACCAGTTCCTCCACTTGCAAAAGGTAAAGCGGTAGTTAATGCTATAGCATCAAATTTACCCGTTCTAGTTAACATTGTGCCAGCTATAACACTGCTATCTGAATATGCGCAATTGCTAATACTGTAAACACTTCCCGCATCTACATTAATTAAAGCAGGCGTGGTTGTATTTGTTACTAAAAATGTACTATTTGTCGCAAAAAAGAATGCTTCAGGTGATACACTAATAGCATTAGCCCCTGCTGATGCGCTATATATTGTACTATTATTAATGCCCAAAACTCCGCTTGTTAAAGTAATTGCTTTTGAATTTAAACAATTTAATAAACTAACAATGGCACTTGGGTTATTAATTGTAAGCTGACCCAGTACTGTAGCATTTGTAAATACAACACTTTTAGCTCCTGTAATACTTACGGTGGTTGCAGTTGCTTGTAAATCAACTCCCGAAGTGTACAAATAACCATTTCCTGAAGAAGTTAATGAAGTAGTCACACTTCCGCCAAACATGTATACCGCACCAGCTCCCGTATGGTTTAATATTTCACATGATATATTGTTTAATTGCACATTACTTGCGGTGTGAGCAAAAGTTAAAGTTCCATTAAAATCAACTGCTTGATTAGGGCTTAATGATACGATATTAATATTTTGAGAAGTAATGGTATAGTCACCGCTATACCCCCCTACTTTAGGAGAAATAAAAATAATACCAGCTACATTTCCTAAATTAGTTAATGCTTGTCCCAAAGTTGCTACGCCAGTGCTCGGAGTATATCCATTGTTTGTATCGCTACCAAGCGGTGTAACGTATTGCGTATTAGTATTTACACTTAACGATGTATTTAATTGTGCAATTGTGATATCTTGAGGGTTTGCTGTGCTACCAGTGATGTTTGCTTTAATAGTATTTGTTGGCATTGTGTTTAATTTAGTATTAGTAACCCCGTTATCTGCAACACTAAACACACTTCCTGTTAAAGATAAACCAGCTCCAGCTTGATATAACCCAGAAGGTATAGGAATACTCCAAGTTACTGAAGTTGGCACAACATCACCTGAAGCAGGACTAATGCTAACTAAATAAGTCCAACTATTTGAAAAAGTACCTTTTACAATTTCTGTCCACGCACCGAGCAACTTATTAACCTTTGCACTATCAGGTGCAATAGTCCATTCACCAGAATGCACGTTATAAATTAAATTTTCTGCGGGATTGGTTTGATTTGTTAAAATTACTCTATCGTTATCTACACAAGTATAATCTCCTTGAGTTGGCAATCCTGATAATGTTTGATTAGTATCAAAGTAAAGTGACACGGGAGGTAACCCGTTTGTGCCGTTTGCCACACTAATTATAAGATTATAAGTGCTTAAAGCGTCTGCAATTTCAGTAGGTAACGGATTAGAATAAGGAAGAGAATTATTAATATTAAAACCCGAATCCTTTAATGTTCCTGAGTTGGTTGTAGTAACAATATTATTATTAACTGCAGGGGATAGAGGTTTTAAAGCGTTGTCAATTTGTCCTTGTAATTTGTTTACGCTTGTATTTATAGAATCATTGTCACTTACAATAGCATTTGTTGGTACAACTGTGCCAACTGTAGTTTGGCTTGCATCAACTGCTGGAATTTTAGCATTGCCATCTAGTTGCAATATTTGGTTAGCTGATGTCCCTGTGTTTACGTATAAAACTTCGTTACCGTATTTAATTGTTATATTGTCGGGATACTCGCCTAAAAAACTCCAATACTGACCTTCAACCCCACCAACAGTTAAAATATTATATATTCCCGCCGTTTGTAGTTGTCCACCTGTTTGAGTAGTTTGGTTTACTGCGGCATAACTACGTAATTCAACAGTAGTAGGGTCTGGCAAATCTGCATATTCGTCATAAGAAGGTATTTTGTCAGCTGATAAATCAACTGTTAAAGCTTTTGTTGTTGGATTAAATGACGATGCGCCATTTTGAGTAACTGTATTATCAGTAGATGTTACTTCAATTGATGTAGCTCCATCCCCACCACCGTTACTATTTAATAAATTAGGATATGGTAATATTTTTGGGTAAGCAGTAGCCATTTTAGTTCCCCCTATCTAATTGTATACTTATGTAATTACAACCAGTAACTTCAGCTGGGGTTACTTTAATTTGCGAGATAACTCCGCCCGTATACACTATATTATCACCAGTTACTAAATTTAATACACCTGCACTGTCCTGTATATCCGCCCAAGCTGAATCAGGGTTAGGTCGAACTTGTACAGTTATTGTTCCCGACATTCCACTAATTACTGGCGTAATTGGCACAATTTGACCATTTGATAATGTTTGTATTGCGTCATAATAAGTCAAAGTTATTTGTGCTTCAGCAGGGTTATTAATCATGCTAGCAGGATTAAGAGTGCTAATACTAGTAGGGTTAATAAATGCACCCGTTTTATCAATTAAAAAATACATTGCTCTCATTGCTTACTCCTTTAGTTTATATCGTGTTTGGATTTTACCATCATCATCGACATATATTTCTTTTTTATCTTTTAGTGCTTGTAAGTACATGTTGTGCTCGTCTTGTGTAATTTGTAAATATAAAAAAATTCCATTTTGTGATTTTTCAGGTACATTTTTATCTGCTGTTAATAAACCATTAAATATTAAATTTTTAAATATTATATAATAACCAACACCATATTTTATTTCTTTATTCATAAATAACTTTCTTATATAATTTCAGTAGCAGTAAACACAAGAGAAAAATGTACTGGCACGGCTCCTACAAATGAGTTGGCTAATTGAAGAAATACACTTAATATAGAATTAATTTTCATTACGCAACCAAAAGTAGTAGCATAATTTATAGGAAATAATTGACCTGCAAGACTAGCAGTTCCACTGTTCTGTGTTGTTCCTGGTACAACTGACGATAAATCAATATTTAAAGCTAGGGTTTTTCCATCTGCGGGTATATAACTTTCTCCAGAACAACTGCATAACCAAACCATTTGTATGGGGTCATAAACAGCGTGAATTTGTAAATATGTGGCATCAATACCAACAAATGTTCTATATTTTGGTGCTGCCGAAACAACTGGCAATTCTGATACATAAGCAAATGTATTTGCTGGGTCTAATATTTCTGTTGCTGTACCGTTGTGAAATGGTCTATATCCATATTGATTTACAACAGCTGTATTAATAGTTTCACCATCTGGCTCAGTAACATATAAAACACTGCTTTCAAAACCTGTAACCATTCCTGATAATTTGCCATCATTACTTAAAGTTTTAATATTATTTACAGAATTGGGAACTCTGCCACCAATAGTTACGTTACCCGTTGTTGGGTTATCCTGAATGTCTGGGAATGATGCATTATTGACGTCTATCCAATTAATTCCATCATTAATATAACTAGGTGTAGTAACAAAATTAGCTGTATTATTTGCAACTAATGACCGCTGAAATGTGCTATTGCTGGCACACCATAAAATATTATCAAGTGCATACCCATTATTTGCATCAGAAAACGCTTGATTAAATGTAAATTGACCTCCTGAATTTAACCATAACAACAAGGAGGTGTATAATCTTAATACGCCGTTCATTTCATTTTGTTGAACCTCTGTACCAATTGGCAATGGGGTAGCTTGAGAGTCGGGGAATCCTGTTTCTTGATTCGCAACAAGACTATCCGCCCCAACAGGTGGAGCAACTTGTGTACCTGTATTGCAAAACGGTTTAATAATCGGATTTGGTGCCGTTAATGACATTATTTACCCTTTATAAAAGTATAATATTTTTACGTACACAAGCTGGTACAGCAAGACAGTCCGTATTTTTAAATAAATTAATCTCGTAAGGCTCTAAAGCATAAGGGAAAGTATAAGTTATTTCCATTTGATTAGTAGTAGTAACATACGGTATTCCAACCGAACCTTGGAATGTTGCATATTCTTGGATAATGTTATTTAAATCAGCTAATGAATTATTTGTAGTGTATTTTCTGTATATTAAAAGTAATAACGCTCTATATTGCGTATCATTTAATGAAATTGTAGGCTGATAGCTTTTGTTAAAAAAATTACCATGCCCAAAATTTTGAGGATAACCTTCAGTATCAGTTGGCTTAACTCCATTTGCAAACCCAAATACTTTTGGATATGCTAACCCAGAAAAAATTACCCTTGGTTGGTTTAAAATTATACCCCAATTATCTAATCCTGCAGTTGATGCCGTTTTAATATCCAAATAATCGTTTGTAAAATCTACATCTTTAAACAGCATTGCATTTGCTGTTGCTTGTACAAAATTAACAAACTTAAGTGCTGTATTTTGATATTGTAAATATATAGGGTAATTAAGCATAATTTATTGCCACATCGGTATCTAAAATACTTCCGCCCACACTGTCACTAATTGGCATGGTATAATCTATTAAATTCAATAACGTTCCTACATTAAATGTTAAACTTACGATTGGGATTATACCATTATTCATAAGTAAAAAAGTAAACTCAGTAGAATCAATATACCTGCCAATTCTGTTAAAATCAAAATTAGTATTTATTATATTTGCAATTACTGTAGTTAAATTTGGTGGATAAACCGCACCTAATCTTAACGTAATATTTAACCCCAAAGCTTTTTGTACAGCGATTTGCCAGGTTGCTGTAAATGTTCCAGGAGAATTAGGTACTGGTATAGTAAAAGATTTATTCCCACTCATTCCTCCGCCACCACTTAATCGATTAAATATCATTGTAGCAATTTGCAAATCAGAACCCCCGCCATCTAATATAACCATTACAGAATGGGGATTAATTGTTAACCCGTCTTCTACAATTTGCGCATTAGTATTATTAGACGCAACGTAAGAGCTGATCGGATTAAGAGCCGAAGCTCCCGCTACTAATGAAGGAATTGAGCCAGAACTTGCAAACGCTAATTGTGATATTCTAGTATTTCTTAATTGTGCATCAGATTGCTCTGTAGTCCCTACATTGCCAGTTGTGGGATTGTTGACAGTGTCCCAGCCATTTATCGCCGTTATAATTGTAGTTATTGTATTTGCGGTTACTGTTATAATCCCTGCTGTTTGTGCAGTAACCGTTCCTGTAACGCTACCACTTAATCCAATTGTTAAGTTACTATCAACTAAAAATATATCACTGTTAGAATTGGCAACTTGACTTCCAGCAGTTATTGTTACTCCAGTTAATCCAGTAAATATACATGTCGCTGTGGAGTTTATTGCTTTTATTCTTTCAATATCTAAATTAGCACATATTGCATCAAGTTGCAAACCTGCAGCAATATTTGGATCTAATGAGCTAATAGTTTCAGCTTGGTCGCTTTCTCTTTGTGTAATCGCAATTGCAATATTTTGAACTAATTGCCCGTTTGGGCTAGAAGGTTCTAAATTTACATTAATACCATACGCACCAATTAAAATAGCTTGTGCTTCTGCAATTGCTGTTGCAGAGGGTGTTATTTGAAAACCTTGGTTAGATAACAACTTTCACCTCCTGGGAATTTTTACTATCTGTAGTTAAAAATACTAAATTAATTATTACACTGCGTTCTTTATCATTAAAAATATAATCTATAGACACTATGCTAGCTACGTAGGGTAAAGCTAATACTTCTTGTTCTACATAAGTATTAACAAGCAATCGGTTAAACCTTTCGCCTAGAATATTATACCACGGAACGCCTGTCGTTGTATTAAATTGATATTCACCTAGCCATAATTGTAACGCATTTGATACCGTTTGTGATACAGATTCAACCCCTGTTATTATTGTAATATTACCCGAAGAATCTAAATAAGAATCACCTGTTGCATCTAATGCAAAAGTAGGTTGGCTAATCATTGCGCACCTCCAGAATTACCTGTTACCGTTCCAGCAGAATTACTATAAGTACCTGCGCCATGTTGATGTGTTGCAAAATCAATTCCGCCAATTGTAGCAGTCGCACTTGTTAAGGCCCCACTAATAATAACATTGCCATTCAAATTAATTGTTGGTGATTCTATAGTTGTTTGCCCTGTTGCTGTAATATTTGCATTTACAGCATTAGCTATTATATCACCAGTGCACGTTATATTAGCTGTATTGCAACTAGCAGTTAAATTACCAGTTGTATTTATTGTTATTGGAGTATCTTTAGCTTCAATCGTTATACCGTCTTCTAGTATACTTATAAATATTTCTGGGTCATTATTAGACCAGTGGGCTAAAACTATTGCATCAGCTAAATTATGAAATCTTACTAATGCAGGTGTACTTCTTTTGCCAGTTCTTTTTGTTGTATCTATTTGTCGTTGACAAAACCCTATAATTACATTATCGCCAATTTTATAATGTGTTATTAACCCTGCATTACCGCCTCTCATAGCGCCAAACGGAACGTCACGAATTACGGGGGGCATAATTGGATTGTTTTTACTATCAACGCCGTTTATTAAAGATTGCACAGTTAATTGTTTTGTATTGTTATTTACTTCTATTACTTCACCAAGAATTATTGTATTAATATTCTGCAATAATTTTGTTTTATAAAATTCTAATGCATCAGTCAAAGATGCATCATCAGTCAAGTTTCTTGAGGCGTTAAATGTTTGAACCATTATTGAACCTCATCATTAATTAAATTATTATAACTAGTTCTTATATCTGTGTACCAATTTTCGTGTCTATTATTTAAACTACTATTCATGTCATACACATACCATTGTCCTGTTGATTTAGGGATTGGCACAGTAGTTGTTAATTTAATATATTGCCCTAGTTGCAATACAGGGTTATATCTAATTCTAAATTTAACTCCCCAGGCATCAATGGTAGGGTATGAGATCAATCCGCTTGCTGAATTTATATTTAATATTTCATTATTTAATGATTTGCCGTTCGGTGCTATTTTTAAACTGTTATTGTCAATAACACACATTGTATTAGTTTGTTTTGCTAATTGTTGAATTTGTGATATAGAGCTACCTGTTAATATTAAATTGTTTACTTGTCCTGTTACTCCATTATTTATAAATGAATAACCTAAATTAGATGCATATTTTTTAAACACATCTGCTATATTTTCTGAACCACTAGCATTATACGGAGTTACGTTATCAATTGCTTGCTGGTAAGTAGCTTGGCATTCAAAATACATCGGGCGGTTTGGGTCGGCAAATTCAGCCCACGCTTTAATTATATAACCACTAAAACATAAAGAAGGAGTTGATCCTGCGTATTGTGCGTATAATTCTATCTTATTTGCTTCATAAATTAATGGTGCATAACCTAGTGTTGACAATGCTGCTATATCGCTTTTATTCATTCCATAAATAATAATACTAGCTTCTTGTGTAAAGTTATTATTTAATGTTTTATGCACTGTTGCGTTTATAGTTAAATTATTTACTATTTTAACATTATTCCCTTGATTAAATGTGCCAGATTGTAGAATTAATTTACATTGTAACTCTCTAGTAAATAATTGGCTTGGGTTTGTTATATTAGCCATTTATTTCATCTTGTGTATAATATATCAATTGTTGAGTAATTCCAAACAATTTATAATCTGGGTTAATATCAATATTGCCATCAGTATTTAACATTGCAAAATTACCATTAAACACAGATTGTAAATAAGGATAAGGCAATACCCCTGTTAATGTCAATTTTCTACCTAAAATAATTGGGTTATTATTTAAAAATAAATCCATATAAACATAATTATTTGCGCCCTTAGTCCATAAATTAATGGTACAATTTTGTTGATTAACTACAACGTTTAACGATTGGTTGGGTATAGCTTGAGTTGGTATTATTTGTGCCATTATAAACCAATCTTTCCGTTTTTAAATTTAGATAATATACTTTCATCTTTGGTTGGTTGTACTTGTCCAGCATTTGCCTGTGGCGTATCTTGTGGATTAGCAACGTTTTGTTGTTGAGTATATTCAGTATTTGTTAATCTAATTTCTTGAAATGTCATAACTGCGCGTAATTCTAATTGTTCGGGTGTATTATCCCACGTTAAATTAAATAACGAAAAATTCTTATGAATTACCCCATATTGATACCATTGCGAGTCGCGAGTTTGTGAGTTTTCTGCCATAGGTTGCAAAATAATAAACACCAACCTATCAGATTTGTTTAACTCTATTAATTTACTTCTAACTTGTCCTACGGTTATTGTGCTACTTTGCGTGTTATTTATAGATTTTATACCTGTGATATTTACTATTTCTGGAGTATTTTGTTTGCTGTCGCTGCTAAAACTTCCATTTTCTAATGGCTCAAACGCTATCCCATTTTGGTTATTATACGTATTTTCAATGTACGTGTCAAATTCTATTAGTAATTCACCAGTTAATGCGTCATAAATCATTGTATCACCCCGTTATCTGTATTAGTAACTAATGAATTGAGGGCTTTTTGCATATGTCCTTTAACATGATGGCTAATATCACTAGCATTTGTATTATGAGCATGAATGTTTACATCGCCCATTGATACAGATTTGCTTTGATAAGTTTTATTTGCATTACTAATTAAAGAGCCAGCGGTTTGATTTTTAAATGATGGGTTGGCTTTTATAGCACTAGCACTTAATAATGAAGAAAGTGGAGTATTTTTACTTGCAGACAATACTTTTTCACTTCCAGATACCCCCAACATTTCACCCAGATATAATTCAGCACCTGTTGGCTTTCTGCCTAAGAATTTTGTTAATGCATCATTAGTACGTTTTAAATTTAAAATACCAGCTTTTGCATTTACTGTGGGGTCATTTTTATTTAAAAAATCTGCTACGCCACTTTCTTTGGCAGTTGAGTTAGTAAGTTGAAATAATCCACTTGCTGTACTTCCTTTTGCTTTTGCGTTTGGATTAAGGTTACTTTCAATATTAGCTATGGTTAACGCTTTCTCTTTATCAAACCCTAACGCATCGGCAATACCAGATATAGTACCAGCTATAGCACTTTTTGTAGCATCATAAGTTTTAGCTATTCCACTTTTAGCACTGTCAACGCCACCGCTAAATGTGTCTTTTACTTTACCATAAACATTACTTGCTTTGTTTGCGAATCTATCCATCGCTTTGGTTACATCGTCCCAGTGGGTAATTAATCCAACTAATGCCGTTGAAATTAAAGTAATAGCTAAACCGATTGGTGTCATAGTTACCGCTAACATAGCCATTCTAACGGCTTGAAATGCTATTACTAAACCACCTAATACTTTTGCCAGTGTGGTTAACCCTTCTTTATGTTCAGATATAAACTTACGCATGCCAGCGGTTACATCTGCTATTTTTTGATAATATTCTCCAAACGCTGATGTACCCCCGTGTAACCAGACAATTAAATCTTGTATAACCAATGCTATACCAGCTATAACAGCACCAATACCTAATAAAGGAGCCATAGACAGCATTAGACGCAAAAATGCAGGCGCTAGTATAGTTGTTACCACTGTTGCTATTGCAATCAATCCTGATTGGATTAAATAGGGATTATTTTTAAGGAATAGCAAAGATTTTTCTAAATAATGCGTAAATACTTTTAGTACAGGCAAAAGCATAGTTGATATTGTATTAGTAGTAGATTGCCAAACTAATTGCAAATCATACATTGCATTACGAAATTTTAGAGTTGATTCGATATTGCTATCTTTAATGTCTCCTAATTCTTTCATGTGCTGTACTAAGTCCACCGCTTCTTTATTACCACTTGCTAATAGTCTAATAGTTGCAGGGTCTAATCCTAATTGTTCACCTAATTTTAATTGCCATGTTTTAGGTAAATTTTTAAATTTATCACCCAACTCACCTAAAACTTGGACAGCGTTTTTTATATGACCTGTAGAATCTTTTAAATTAATACCTAATCTTGCAAAGGCTAATTGTCCAGGAGCACCAAAGTTAGTTTGTAATTCTCGTATTTTAGAAGATAAATTAGATATTGAAGTATAAAATTGTTCAGCAGTACCGCCATTACGTTTAACTGCTTCGCCCCATGCGTTTAGATTATCTTTGCTGATATTTGTAACATATGATAAATTATCTAATTTAGTTGAAAGTTCCATACTGCTTTCAACTGCATTTTTTAAAAAATCAATAGAAGCAATGGTTGTAAAAGCTTTAACAATACTTTGTGTTAAATTTTGTACAATTCCATTAATTTTATCTGCTGAATTTTTTGCGTTTGCTTCATCAAATAAAATTGATATTAAAAAACTATCTAAATTCAATTAACACCTGCTTCATCTTTTAATCTTTGAATTTCATTATGTGAATATTCATTATAATTATTAATAAGAATATTTTCAAACAAATCCAATGCTTCTTCATAATAATACATATTTCGCAATTCATACAAAGTTGCTAGTTTATGTGTAATGATTGTAGAAAAAATAGGCAATAAGTTTTTATGTCCGATACAGTATGAAGAATCAACATAAAAATATGGTATGTCTATTTTTTCACGAGTTACAAAAAACCTAAATTTATCTTTACTAATTCGGTTAATAATTTAAGGATAGGTTTAAATCCTGATAGTTCATTATTAAGTTCGTCAATAGTAGCTGTAATAATATAACTTTGACCTTTGTCAATTTTAACATTTTTAAGTAATTCTGTCAATAGCCAATCCCTATCATTATCACTTAGCGCCGCGATAGCTCCTTTTATTGCGTCAAGTATTAAAGCAAAAGTATTAACATCTGCTTTAGATTTTACATTTTCAACTTCTTTACCGGTTTGAAATACGTTATGTAATACTTGCTCTACTTGTGCATTATTAGTTAAACTACCTTTTGACACTATACCAATAATTCTAAGAATTAAGTTAAATTGTTCAAAGGGTGCTAATCTAATTGCAATAAAATTTAGCGTTTTTTCATTGTCTTGAATACTGAATTTAAATTCTTTTTGCATATTTTTATACTGCCTTAAATTAATTGAATTATTTCATTAACGATCGCACCTAATCCCGCATAATTAGGTAGTAGCGAAGACCACTTTATAGTGATTGGTTTTTGTTCTTCAGATGCTTCTACACCTTTGGGCGCACTCTCAATACTAAAATCAACATATGTAAATACTTTTGCGGAAGTAGGGAATAAAACAGTTAGCACTCCATTGATTGGCAATCCGCTTAAATATACCGCTTGTTGAATTGTATAAATTTTTAACAATGAGGGTGAATCTGGGAAAAACGAAAAAGAACCCTGAATATGTTTTGCTACCACTGAACGATTAAGGGCTCCATCGTTACCCATTGTTGTTTTTACAATTTCAACATCAGGTATAGCTAATATATTTTCATTAGAGAACCCACCCAGCGTCAATGTTCCAGTAATTGCTGATGTAAATTGAATTACTGCATTTTTACTTGTTGCTAAAAGCGTCATTTTTTAAGCTCCTAAAATTAATAGAACGTTGTTGTGTTAATCGGCACATATTGAATCGCACTGCCTTTAGCATATAGTATAGACCAAACTGAACTTTGTCTTGTTTGTCTCACATCTTGAGTAGCTAATGTATTTAAAATTATATAACCATTGTTAGTCAATTCTTGAACATTTGCACCATACGTTGTTTTAATTTCGGCAGCGGTTATACTATCGTAAGTAAGACCTTTAGCTATAACATTGCTTATAATTGCTGATTCACAAGCTTGTGTTAACCCTGTTCTAATTAATGTTTGCCCGTCTGGGTCGTTAGCTATTTCGCCTAAAGCTAAAAATTCACGCATCAAATTAGTTTGTGATTGTATAGCTATCCAAATTTGACCGACTAAATTATCAATATAAGACCATTTGCCACTTGTGTAGCCGCCATAAAAGAAATTAACAACAGTAGTAGTACCGCTTAATCCAACTGCACCATAATAATTGATTTTTTTAGCATCAAGAATATCTGCTATATTTTTACTAGTAACAGATGGTAACAATCCTGCTTGTGATTTAAACGCTAATGTGATTGCTGAATTAGGCTGAGTTAAGTCAATAGATGCAAATACACCTGCTGAGGCGGCCGCTCTATCAGCTGTATTATATAATACTTCATCAAATATGGAAGTGTTATTTAATTGTGCTTGAGTAATCAAGTACCAAATACTTGTTACATCTGTTGCCGATTGCAAAGCTATCTCATTACTCCAGCAATTAAAATTATAAGCATCACCCGCATCATTTACCCATTGTGCAACTTCTAAATTAATTACATCAGTTAACAAACCGCCCATTGTGTCATTAAAAAACAAAGTAAATTGGTCAGTAAAATTAGCAGATAAATTATTTAAATTAGTTGTTGTGCTTAATGCATCTGAGCCTTGAGATAAAACTGCATTAGTTTCTAATGTAAATTGCAACACAGTAGCTAATCCCGTAACTAAATTTGTAGAAGTAAAATAATTCATTGTAGAGTTGCTACCAGTTGCTGGAATACTAGCTATAAATTTATTATTTACCCCATCATACGTAATAGTAAAATTTTTACCTGTTGCGTCTAATGCTGTATTAGCTGTAATAATAGCTGTTGTTAGCAATGTTGCAACGTTTGATAAACTAGTTGCGCCCGATAAATCAATTGCAGTAGTAGGGTAAGTTGTACCATCTACGCTAACAGTTAAGTCACCCGCTGTAATTGCTTGTAAAGTTACTAGCAATGTTGATGTATTTTTATTTATGCCTGAATGCAAATAAGGGGCAATTGCGGATATAATCCATTTACCAAAATAAATATATGGCGGTATTAAATTTACACCAGTTTTAGAAGCAAAATACTTACTTGCAACTGTATATTCAGTTGAAGAATTGCCAAAATATTCGCCTACTTTTGCTAATGTGGTAAATTTTTGTATCGGATCTGTAGTAGGAATTGTAGGGCTTGAAGTTAAAGATATACCAGCAAATACTTTTTTGCCACTTAGTGCATTATTTATATTACTAGTAACTGGGATATAATTACTAACTGGGATTGTTGAAGTCATTATGTGTACTCCTTAAAATTAATTGCCACATCGGCTAACGCTAAACCAGTTGAGGCTATGGTTATTTTTGTATTTGATAATAAACTAAATAAAATTGTATATTTATGCATATAGTTTTGTCGACTATTCACACCTGTAAGGTTCTTGGGATTATGAACTAACCCAATGCCAGCATCGTATTGCATTAAATAATTACTAGCTACTACAGATTTTAAAATAGTATATAACGCATCAACAGCAATAGGTGAGTTTTTGCCATATAAATCCACTTGATATTCAGTGTCATTATATCCGTATAGTACTTTCTCGTGCGTTGTGGGATTATAATATCTATTAGGGCTGTATGCTTGTTTAATTGATAAATTAGTTGCAATCACAAAATCATTATTTATTGGCGGAGTATAATTGTTCTGATAACCTAAAATTATATTGTCAGCATCATAATAATTAAATAAATAATTATTTAACATAGTGATAACTATTTCATTATTAGTCATCGCTAACAACTCCTTGCGCACATATCACTAAAACCCAATCAGTATCGAACTCATTTTCTACACCCACAACTTTATATTTTAATCCATTATAAATAAAATAATCACCGCCAGTACTTATATTTCTGTTTAATCCATTTATTGTGTCAAGATTAATCCAAAATGCTTTATAGATTGTGGTGGCATTATAATAATTAGCATGAATTAATTTTTGCTTATCAACTAACTGTATATTTGCGTTTAAAGTTATTGGAGCAGCATATGTAGCACTAATAATACCCAAGGTATTAGTTTGTCCAGTAAATTTATAATACTGAACAGGAATTGTTCTGTACGTTGCATTTAAACAACTACTAGCTAGATAATTTACGTTCATGATGTTACCTTAAAGTGTACAGCGTCTCGCATTTGACCTGTTTCAATCAAAGGGCTATCAAAACCTTTTTTTTCAATTGTCATTGGTGCGTTTCTTGGTGTACCTTCTTTTGCCCACCAATCAATTTTATCTTTTACATCATCTTGTGCAACCACCCCTACAATTGTTAATGCTTTTTTTACATCAATTTCTTGTTGTTGAGATTTCACAGTTTTAGCAAGTATATTTAACCATTTTGTTTTTTGTTCATTAAATGTAGGTTGCATAAATGGTCTAGGCGGTATACCCAATTCACCATATTCGTTTTTAATAGCAACTTCTGCAACTTGTGTGTTATCTGGGTACTTAGCCTCAGGGAAAAATCCTACATCAACCCTAGCTTTTTGTTTTGCAACTTTGGCTAAAAATTGTCGGAGTTTATCCCCACCTTTTATAATTTGTGGCATAGTTTAACTTGGCAAAGTATCATAACCAATACCCCAAACGTTACAATTGTCAGCTTGTTGAGGTATGATTCTAAAACCACCACGCATTTTCATTAATTTTGCAATGCGTTGACCCCATTGAGTTTGATTCCAAAATAGCAAAGAATTTGACTTATCTACTACCGTGCCGATTGATACTGTTCCTTGAGAAGAATTATCAACAATTCCTACGCTACCAGCTCCACGGTTCCACATTTCACAGAAATGAGCTTCAGCATAAAAATAATATGTTAGTTGCTTATTTGATACCAATGTATTAATAATTGGAGTCGCATAAGTATCAGCATCAACCCAAAACATATTTAAAGTTGCAGTTGGAATCGCAGCATACTGTGGAAATAATGCTAAAAAAGCAACAGAATCAAACGTTGGAATCACTTACACAGCCATTTCATTGGATGATGCATTATATTTTTTAATATCTTTGGTTTTTGTTACCATAATATCGGAGTCACGTTTAACTACGGGTTGGCTATCATCTGCTATTTTTTTAGCTTCTGATTGATTTTTAGCAACAAAAATTAATGCTTCATGGTTTAACCCATTAGCATCAACACCACCAAATAATTTTAAATGGGATTTATATTTGTCTTTAATTTTGTTAAAAATAAGCTCATCAACTTCTGTCATGCGCGGCTCAAGATGCCCGCCGATTTGGTGAGCATTCATACCTTTAATGTCAACTTTTATTTCTTTACCATTTTCAATAATAGAAAATAATTGACCAATAACGCATTTACTAAAAACTTTTACTAACGCCATATTATTCAATTCCTGAAATAGTTACAACTGGTGCATTGTTTAAAATTCCACAACCTGCACTTCCAAACGACCACTTTTGTCTAGCGCCGCTCTCAGAAGGGATTAGAGTATGGCTGCGAATTTTATATGTAAACAAATCTTTTACCATATTTTCTTGCATAGCGTCAATTGCAATCAATTGGAATGAACCAATAATAGCGTACTCTGGTGCAAATACAAATTCAACATTTGGCATAGTTTGTTTAATAATTTCAGTTGCATTTAAACCAAAAGAATTTGTTGCGTTAAGATAAGCGGAAGCTGTAGTTGATACGCATAGTTTAAATTTATCAGTTAAATCTATGTTACCACCCATTTGATCTTGCATAACATTAAAAGCTGTTACAATAACATCGTTAGCTATGTCTTGAGATGCTCCACGTTGTGCCTTATCACTCCATAGCGGACTACTTCCTGTGCCATTAGTAGCAGGAGTTGCACTATTAGCTTGTGGGTTATTCAATAATCCAAAATTATGAGTAATAAACGCACCTGCTGAATTTAAATTACCAAAGAAAAACATTTTATTCTGAGCAATTGCGATTGCCATTGAAGCGGAGTATTGTTTTTGACTAATTGCATCAATTTTGGCAGCACTTAAAGTCGCAACTTCTAACTCTCCGTACTGTATCACGGTTTGTCCGCGATATACTTCACGAGTAGGATAAGTATAATTATTATCAGATATAGTAGTTGCAACAAAGTCACCATATGATTCAACCTGCCCGCTTAATGCTGATGTGGCATATTGCATATTATTAGTTTCAAAGTTACCTTGTTGTAACGGGTCTCCAATTTGCATATAAGCACGTTTAATTAATAACTGCGCAACAACTTTATTTAAGTTTACTAATGTATACCAAGCTGGAACACCTGAAGATGCTGGATTGTATGCAAACGTGTCCGCATCCATGGTTAACGCTTTATTTTTAAATTCATAATCGCTATCTGTAACGATTGGATTCATGTTATTAAAATGAATTCCAAATTTTTCTTGATACATATTAACGATTTCGTGAGTATCCATTTTCTCAATTGACATATTAAGCTCCTACATTCTGTGTGTTAGTAATTACAACAATAGCGCCTGCTGTCCAACCTGTTGGAACTTGTCTAACTCTAAAATTAGTTAATGTACCACCAACTGGTGCTACTCCTGCAACTGTTTGAGTTTGAAATGTGCCATCAAGCATACAATAAATTGCTGAACCCAATAATGGAACATCTCCTGCTTCATTGGCTAACGCTATATACACAGGAACACTTCCACGAGTTAAAAACTCCGCATTAGAAAACCCAGCTGGTATTTTTGCCGAAAAACCTTGTAACGATTGGCTAAATGGCATTGCGTTAGAGTTAGTACGTAATACCACTCCAGCAAATAAATTAGCACCAACACTAGCAGTTGTTTGTTGAACTGTAGTATCAACCCCGTTGACATCACCATAATAACAACCTGAAGCAACTAATAAGTCAGTCGCTGCTTGAGCTGCCGAAGTGTAGCCATCTAATAAATTCTGAGTTGGAACACCAGCTTGAAATGCTGAAGGATTAGAGGCTTTTTGTTGACTATCTGCAAATAAAGTCATAATTTATACACCTTTCGATTTTAAAAAATTAGCTAAATCAGTTGGAATTTTTGGTTTTGTCGAATTTGAATATCCATCATGCACTATTTTTTGATAAGATTGTTTTTTTACATTAGGAATCATTTCAACCATAGCTTGTTTTTGTGCTAAAGTTTTGCCATCAAAATTTACTTTGTTATTTTTTAATATAGCATTGTAAACTTCATCCGCACTATCAAAAACCATTTTATTAGCTTGACCGCAGGTTCTGGTGTATTCTTCCAAAGCTGAATCAAACACACTGCGTTTAGAGCTATGTTTGTTTAATGCTTCTTGTACACGTTTTTCAATTACAGCTTCTATTTTATTTATAAAATCTGCATCCATTGCAACTTTTTTCTCTGAATCTTTAGCTTCAGACTTTTTGCCTTTTTCTTCTGGTTCATCTTCGTCACCAGCAACTTCAGTAGCTTTTTGCATTTTAGCTTTTAGCTCTTCGTCTTTAGCTTCAGACTTTTTGCCTTTTTCTTTAAGCTCTGATAATGCTTCTTCTTTTTCTTCTTCGCTTAAGCTATCATTAGCCATTATACTTTTAGTAGCTTCAATACCTTCATCAAAAGACATAGTATCTTCATCCATTACTAATCTTTTAAGTTTACTTAAAAAACTCATTTGCTTAACCCTTTTTAAAAGTTTGTTAATAGAAAATTGTTCATCTGCAACTATTGCAGGTTTGTAACGAGGATTGTCAACCATTGCTACATGATTTGCCTCAATATCAGTCATTATAATGTCATAAGATTGACCATTATAAATACCAGATTCAACCACCGCTGTGTAAGTATAACCACATGATAATTTTTTTACACCTTTGTTAAGCATGTCAATTGCTTCTTGTGACCAAAATTCAATTGTGGCTCGGAGTTCTTCACCTTGCATACGAGTATCGCCGACAGTTCCCACTATAAATTTATGCTTATAGTCATCAGCCGAAAAATCAATATGTCGTGATAATAACGGTTTTAAATTAAAGTTGGAGTTTCTGATTTCTTGTTGTGGTCGATAAACTGAATATATTTTAGTGGGGTCTAATCCCAAATTTTTAAAATTAGGAACTTCAAACCCAAAATATTTAGCTACATCAGCCCCAGTTAAAACACAATTTTCTACAGTTAAATAATTAAATGGTTGCTCCGTGCGATTGCTATCAGCCACTACACTTGCTAAATTGTTTGTTTTATTGATTGAAGAATTAGACATAACCTACTTTTATTTTTCTTTTTAAAGATTTTAGAGTAGACTATTTAAAGATAATAAGCCTACTCCCAGCCGTTATCACAACGTCTTGGAATATACAATTATTAATAATTGAGCAATGATACCATATAAATTATTAACTTGTCAAGTTATTTTTACAATTAATTTATAAGAACACTTGCAGTTAATTTTTTCACGAGGCAAAATATATTCATCATCAATCAAACAACCCTTAGTAATATCAAACTCTTTGCCATCTGCTTGAGCATGTGAAAGTCTATGAGTTTTACCTGCGATTGATTTCTTCCATACTGCTGTAGTAAATCCTGCGTCAACTGCATTTTGTTGGTTAATTAATGCAGTTGCTTTAGCCATTTGGTCTCTTGCAATAAGATTAATACGTTTTTTAGTTTGATTGCTTATCTTTGACAAATCTTCAGATAATTCTTTTAAATTACCACCACTTCCAACAGAACGCATAACCGAGCCAAGTATTTTATTGTGGTATTCTTCAGGTATAGATTTTATCAATCTTATATTTTCTATAATTGAAGCTTCTACTATTTTTGTAGTTTGTTGAAAATCTTTTGTATCTGATAATAAAAATGGATTATTTTCTTTTATTCGTTTAAATTGTCTATTGCTAAAATCTTTAGCAGTATAAACTACGTTTTGAGCCAATCTATCAGATTTTTTAATAAATATATCATGCCACTTTTTACCTATTCTATTAATAATATCTTCTAATCCACCAACGACGTTAATATCATTAACAATATAGGTGCGGTATTGCCTATAGTATAATAAAATAGCTTTGTAATATTCTTTTATCATTTCTTTAGTTAATAGAGATAATTCAGCTTCATATGTAATAACATCAGATTCATTAGTCTGATGTATTGCTATCGTTTTGACTTTCTCTTGTTTCTTCTTCATTCATTTCATCCATTAAACTATCAAATTGAATATCACTCATTAAATTATCATAGCCAGATTTGGGATTGGCTGCTAATTTTTGTCTGATTTCTTGTGTTGCGATAATTCCAGCAGTTGCGTAGCCAACATCGGTATTCATAGTATTAAGATTAATTTGACTTTGGTCGAGTTCTGACATAGTCCACAATGGATTAAATTCAATAAACAAGTCGTCATCAATTTCGCCGAATAAATCCATTTGAATAAGATTAAATGTTATTTGTAAACTAGGCAATAAATTAGCTTCTTGAATTGAAGATATTAGATCATAGAACGTTCTTAATTCTACATCTCCAGTTGAATTAAATCCTTTGGGACTTGTGCCATAAAGAATAATAGATGGCATTCTACAAACAGCACAAACTAACTCAGCGTTTTGTGATAATATTTCACTTAATCCTGCAATTGTCATATTAAATTGTTGCCAAGTTTCTGGAGCTTCTGGGTTATTATCCATAGCAAATATTGAAAAGTTAGACATAATAGCTTGGGCTAATTTAAGTCTTGAGTAGCAATCCTCACCATCTTGAAATGTAGAATTGCCATCATAATTCAATAACGCATCTAGTGACGTGCTAAATACATTGATGTTATATCTACTAACAACGTTTATAATATCTTTTCTAACGCTTTCAAAGCCAATCAAATAAGACAATACAAGTTGTATCAATGGCATGCCATTAAACCAATACACTGGTTTTAACAAAGTTGGAACATAATTATATGAAAAATGACATAAACGGCTTGTATGCAATGTTGTAGTTAAAACATTCCATTCTTGCGGTTCGTAAAAATTTTCAGAAAGTGGGTTGGTGGTATTGAAGTTTAAAGGAGTTGCATACAATGGCTCAACAACTTTTATATATAATAAATCCCCTTTTTTTACTTTTTGTTTTATATATAGTGGTGTTAAATATTCATCTTCTAAATCATCGCCTTTGATTTTATGATACATTTTACAACCCCCGAACATTACCATCATCTCGGTGGCTAATCGGTAATTCTCTTTTACTTTTAACTCTTCCATTCTTTTATGAATAGCGTTTATTTTGTCGTGTTTATCATCTTTAGAATTGTTACGGCTTTTTATGTCAACCCATTTTCTCACGCATTGTTGAGCATAAGATTGTATTATATTTTGTAAAATTCCATTTTGTGACAAAATAGAATATGCAGGGTAACCCATAAAATAGCTATTAACTAATGATTTTAACTCTGATTGATTAATTTGCCCACATGAATTAATAGGCAAACTATTATTATCAAATACTGCTCCACTATCTGTAGTGAGGGTTGGCGTCTTGCCGAATTGTTCTGGCATTTTAAAATTATTAAATTTATTAGGTGGGTTTTGTTTATTTTGGAATTCATTAATAATTTTTGTGGCAAAAGGTGATAAAATACCAGTTTTTTCTTTTTTAAGTTTAACGTGCAGTTTAGTTTTAGTTGTCATTACATTCCTAATTGAGTAAAAGCGTTAGGGTTTATACGCAATGTTTTGCGTTTAGTTGCATTAATTTGTTTAAAAAACGCATAACGAATTGCATCAATTGCGTGGTTATCTTTGTCTATAATATCGGTAGTTATATTACCAGTTTTTTTATCTGTCTTATATCTATAATTATAAAATTCGTAGATAGTATTAGTGCAACTTGGGTTGATTATTATTTGTTTGCTTTGTAGCCATTGTATACCTGATTCAACGCTTCCCTTACCTTTGTCAGCTGATATACACTTAACACCTAATTTATTAAGTTCAGCGATTGTGTCAGGACGTGAATTATCACAATGCCATGTTTTATATTCTGATATATGTTTTTCGATCTTTTTTTTATAATCCGAAGGTAATAATTTGTGCTCGTAGATTTCTCTCGCTATATAAATTGTATTTTTATCAAGCATAAAACATTCAACCATTGCCGCGGGATCGACACTAAAACCAAAATCCATACCATATTCTACAGTTAAAAACTCTTTATCTTTAATCCATTTACCGCGATTATACTCTATATTAACATTTTCTACCTTAAAACAACCTTTAAAAATAACATCTTCTGTCATGTCTAGTGGCTCGCCCAAGTATATATGTTCATAAAGCGCGTAATTATTTACACGTAACTCTTCAATCTCATCTAAAATGGTTTGTGATAAAAAATTAGTAATATCGTTATAATTAATTTTAATCTTAATACTATTTTTTGGCGTATTGTCAACAAACCTTTGATACGTTTCTGATTGCTTATCTTTTGGGTTAAACGCAATTAAAATCTCGCTACCATCTTCGCGCATTGTGGGTATTAAAACATTCCACGTATTCTTATCTATGTTCTCAGCTTCTTCAACAAAACAATAATCTAGATCATACATAGACTTGATAGAGTAAATATCTCTCGCCAATCCTTTAAATATAAACTCACTACCATTTGCACCAACTATACTATCATGCTTAACCGTAAAATAATCATATAAATTATGCATGTCAATAAGAGCTTTAAAAACCGCATATGTTGAATCTTTGATGCTCGATTGATACTCACGTGTACAAAGTATTTTACACTT